GTATGATGATTCTGTTGTGATCGTGGATGAAGCCCATAACTTGATTTCAAGAGTGATCAACGAATCACTCATTACTGGAAAACTCTACGAAAAACTCTACAATGCAAAACGATGTAAGATTGTATTGTTATCTGGAACGCCAATTATCAATTCGCCTAATGAAATCTCCTACATGATGAATCTTCTTAGAGGACCGATTGAACGTATTACTTTGCCTTTCAAGACCATTCCAACATGGGATGAAGAACGAATTACTAAAGCGTTCCGTGCAATACCTGAAGTGGATACGATTGAGTTCAATGCCTTGAAGAAGTATGTGATGGTTACTCGAAATCCTCCTCAGTTTCGCTCAACGTATAATGGTGATGGAGATCGAGTTGCAGTTCAGTATATGAAGGATTTACCGTTTATCGCTCAGCCTTCAGATTGGGTTGCTTCCATCAAGTCAAAGATAGAAACCGATGTAGGAGGAGGTGAAATTGCAATCGAGCGTGTGACCACTGAACAGCTTCAATGTCTTCCAACAGACTACGAAGAGTTTGCAGGGTTGTTTCTGGACGGTTTGAATATCAAAAATCCAATGATGTTTCGTCGTCGTATTCAAGGCTTAGTTTCATATTTCAAAGGTGCCGATGAACGATTACTTCCACGAAGAATTGACTTGGATAAAACACTTGAAAAAGTCCCTATGTCCGATGAGCAATTCATACGGTATCTTGAAGTGCGTTGGATTGAAATGAAAATTGATTCAAGAAGAGGACGTAATAAATTAGATGAAGATTTGAGCACATTTCGTGTTCCTACTCGTCTTGTCTGTGATTATGCACTTCCCCCTGAATTAGCTATCAAGGAACCTTCTGGTGAAACTCCTTCCGAGAAAAAGAAACCTGAAAAGGAAGATGCGGATTTAGTTATCAAAAAACTTAAAGCTTCTCCTCAACGTTATCTCTCTGAGAAAGCTTTAGAAACGTTCAGTCCTAAGATGCTAAAAATTTTGACAAATATCAAAGCATCAATTGGAAAGAATCAGTTCGTGTATTCTCAATATCGTTCATTGGAAGGATTAGGAATTCTGTCTGCAGTATTGGATACAGCAGGATGGCAGCCGTATAAACTTACCCGTCAAGGTAATCAATGGGTAGAAGATCCTGAAATGTTGGATGATCGACCTGCATATACATTTTACACTGGTGAAGAGAAGGCTGAAGAGCGTGATTTGACACGTCAGATTTTCAATGGTGTTTATTCCAAGAACTTTCCTGCTTCACTCAAAGAAAGTGTTGATAAGCGACCCAAGAAGATTCTTCAGTTATTGATGGCCTCAGCATCAGGTGCAGAAGGTATTACGTTGAATAACGTGAGACACGTTCACATTATGGAACCACATTGGACTCCAGCAAGACATGATCAAGTCATTGGTCGTGCAATTCGTATTTGTTCTCACGCAACTTTGCCACTAGAGGAAAGAACGGTCAAGGTCAGCTTCTATCTCTCTGTATTTACGGAAAATCAGATGAAATCCGCTGAATATCCTAACATTGTTGCGATTCGTCGTAATGATATGGTGATCAAGCGATATGAAGGAGACCCAGTTGAAACGTTCATGTCTACAGATGAATACCTTTACGAAACGGCTTTCGAAAAGGAACGCATTGGACAGCGCATGGCGTTATTGTTGAAGGAATCTGCAATTGATTGTGAAATTCACCGAAAGCTTCATGCTCGTGAACGTCCAGTGGTTTCATGTATGCGTTTTGACTCAACTACAACTGGAGAAGATTTAGCGTTCAGACCTAATATCAAAAATGAAGACACAGATGCAACAGTTTTGCGCAACACCTCTAAGAAACATCGTCGTCTTCAAAAGGTATTAGTCAAAGGAATTTCGCTGATCATTGATCCTGATTCAAAGGAAGTGTTTGATGGACCTGCTTGGGATGATAATGAACGTTTACTGAGAATGGGTGAATTAGTGACTCCTACTTCGATACGATTTCTGACTTAACATCCTCCAACCATGAAGCACACACTTCTTTCCAAGTCTTGAACTTGTAGTTTGAAGCTGCTTTCTTGAGGTCTGGAAGAGTATCAATCATAGTTTGCATTGTATTTGCAATATCAACGTAACTGAAATTAGGTGCCCATGATCCAAGAGGCATTGTTCCGGAGAAATAGATGCGTTCTCCTGGTTTGACAAATCCAGCAACTGTTTCATCCATGAATGATCGATAAGTTCCAATATCAGTCACAAGCTGAGGAGCTCCAGTATATAAGTGTTCAATCTGACAGAGTCCGAATCCTTCACCATCTGAAGTGTTCACACCTATGTCTGATGCGTTATAGAGTTCATTGATTGCTGAATCAGGAAGAGGTTTTGAAGCTGTATCTACTAACATTAATCGTTTTGCATAGTCAGAAGGATTAAGACCACGTCGTTGAAGTTCCATTGTGAAAATACGATTGATATCGTGATAGGCACCTTGTTGTGCATTAAGACCTGTGACTACCATGTAATAGTAAGGCTTCTTTGGATCACGAGTAATTAGTTCAGCAAATCCCATCACTGATAGATCATGTCTCTTGCGATGACTATTGCGATTTACATTAATCATCAAGACTGCATCCGATGGAAGACCCATTGAAGTGCGAACTGCATTACGGACTCCATCTGGAATCTTAGAAAACAACGTTGTATCCACTGCGTTCTCAAGAACTCGAATATCTGGAAACTCAGCATATTTAGCATAAATGTCCTTCCAGTAGGGTGTGAAGCAATAAATACGATGTGCGTGTTTATTCATACTTTCAATGAGTGGAGGCACAATACCTTCATAGACTTGATCAATATACAACCAAAGCTTATAGGTTGATTTCTCCTTATCATATTTCATTGCCTCAATGAACTTATGAATAATTAATGGGTCATTATAGATCATCACGACCTCAGGATTGACCATCTCTAGATACTCGTGAATCTTATTGAATCCAAATCCATCTTCCTTTGGATCTTCATTGGCAGCTGCATCATACGAGATCACTCCTTTAGGAACTGTTCGAAGATTTGAGTGTGATGGATGACGTTGAAATCCAAAGTGATAGGTTTTCACTTGAGGAGCAAGTGTAGATAGTTGACCAAGAAGGTTATAGACTACCTTTGAATATCCTGTAGTCTGGTCTACGTGAGTGCTAATAAGGACAAATCTCATTATACTGATAGTCTTTTCTCTCCGTAAATCACAAATGCAAGTTAACTCAGCTCAAGATTACCTGACGAATCAGAAACGTAAGATTATTGCTAGATCATTAGCTGTGGCTCCTCCACCACAGAAGCGACGTACTAATACTATGTATGTTGGTGTTCTTGCAAATGAGGCTCAACAATACACTCGATTCGTTGGTGGTGTAGGTATCAACACAGTGGGTCCAGCTACATTAGGAAAAACTTACTCATCAGATTGTTGTGTCCCAGTAAATACTGCGACTACGACCTATTTAGTCTAATCTCATACTAACACAATATGCCGGGAGGTCTACTTCAACTTGTCGCAATTGGGGCCCAGAATGAATTGATTAATGGAAATCCGTCTATGACGCATTTTCGGGCAGTTTATCGCAGACACACTAACTTTGCCATGGAATCAATCCGAATGACATTTAGCAGCTCTAACTTGGAGTTTGCTCAAACCACTAAACGAACAATTTCGTGTCGGATTGATCGCTATGCACAGATGATACATGACACCTATTTGGTTTTGACTCTACCTGATATTTGGTCACCATTGTCTTATTTAGGAACAACAAATGCCCCGCCTTCTAACTATGACCCTCGTTCAAACTCAATTGGATATGAGTTCAAATGGATTGATAACATTGGATATAACTTGATTGACAACGTAGAGATCACTGCAAACGGACAGGTTCTTCAACGTCTATCGGGTGAATGGCTCAAGTTTTATTCATATCTGACACACGATCCTAACAAGCGAAAACTTGTAGATGAAATGGTAGGAAATGTTCCCGAACTCTATGATCCTGCAAATGCTTTTGATCGAATCAACCAGTATCCTCATGCAATCACACCGTTGAACTTTCCAGGTGGTATTCCAAATACCAAGACTCCAGAGCCTTCAATTCGTTCAAGGCAACTAGTGATTCCTCTTCATTTTTGGTTTTGTGAAAATCCAGGTATGGCTCTTCCATTAGTCTCTATGCAAAATTCGGATGTTGCAATTAACGTTACATTTCGTCCTTTGAATGAGTTGTATACGATCATAGATGTTAACCCATTATCTTCAAGCTATGGCGAGCGTGTTCGTTCTTCTACACCTGACAATTCAATTGGACGTTTTTTGTCTCCACCTACCTTGACTGGAACACAATCCAATCCTACATTAACCACCTTTTTCCCAGATCCCTATTTGGAAGGAAACTTCATTTATTTGACTGAGATGGAAATGGCTCAACTTGCAACTGCAGATCAGACATTCCTAGTGAAGACCGTAACATTTGTTAATAATCCAGGTCAGTATGGTGGAAACTCAGACATTGAGATTCCATTCTTTAATTTAGTAACTCGTATTGTATGGTCTGCTCAGAGATCCGATAAGATTTTGACCAATGATTGGGATAACTATACGAACTGGGATAATCCAAAAAGAGCTCCATTTACAACCATTGGAACTGCTAATGACATCTATTCTTCTGTTACAAACTCAACTCAAACACAAACGTATTTGTATTCAAGTGGTCAGTTACAAATCACATCCGTATATCCTCGTGATGCATTAACACAAGGTCAGCTTCTCTTGGATGGTAAAGAGAGATTCTCTGTCAAACCTAGTTCTTACTTCTCATTGATACAGATGTATAAA